ATGGCTCTTATCAATATGTGCCAAAACCTCAGAATGGATTGTCTCGCGATTGTTGACGCTCCATTCGGATTGACAGTAAACGAAATAGTAGCTTGGCAGAACGGAGCCCATCCGCTCAACACTACGCGTTTTGACTCCGACTTTGCAGCACTGTACTGGCCATGGGTCAAGATTCGTGACACATACAACAATGTTGATGTATGGGTTCCGCCATCTGGTTCTGTAATGGCAGTTTATGCCAGAAGCGATGCGCTCGCGGCTCCTTGGTTTGCACCGGCTGGTGTCAACAGAGGCGTTGTTCCTGGAATCACCGACGTGTTCAGCAGACCAACTCTTGAAGAAAGAGATCTTATGTATGGAAACAGAAATTGTATCAATCCTATTGTTCAGTACGCTGATTTCCAAGACTATGTCGTGTGGGGTCAAAAGACTCTACAAAGAAAGCCAACTGCCTTGGATCGCGTAAACGTGAGAAGGCTGATGTTTGTCATAGAGAAGAGAATACGTCAAGCTTCAAGATCCTTGTTGTTTGAACCCAACGATGAGACTTTCCGCTCAACATTCGTGGACATTGCCACAGCGATATTGAGAGAAGTCCAAATCGGAAGAGGTCTAACTGCCTTCATCATCAAGGCAGACGAAGAGTTGAACACTCCTGACGTTATAGACCGAAATGAATTCAGAGCAAGAATCGGAGTACAGCCGACAAGAGCCGTTGAATTCATGTTCATAGAGTTCAGCATACACAGAACTGGAAGCTTTGAATCTGGTTCTGATACCTTCTGATAGAAAGATAGATCAAAAATAGGAGAATAAAGACATGCCGATTAACATGGGTTTGGGTAAACTTGGAGGCGATACAGTCGTCCACAAGAGAAAGTTCCGCTGGACTTTTGAAGTAAGAAGAAAAGACGTTCCTAATGGTAACGTGCCTGCGAGCTTTGTGAAAATGGCCGCTCGTCCAAACGTATCAATAGAAGAAACAGAAATCAACTTCTTGAACGGAAAGGCTTATATTCCAGGAAAGGGAACATGGGAAACGATAACTATCACATATTATGACGTTTCTCTTGGCTCGGGGGCTGGCAATGGTGGAGACAACACGGCTCTTTGGAGTTGGTTGGCCGACGTTTACAACTTCATCAATCCGGTAATGTTGACGCAAAACTCAAGAAGAAGCTGCTATACGGGACAGGGCATTTGCACTTTATACGATGGTTGCGGAAATGGACTTGAAAAGTGGACTCTGTCTGATTGTTGGCCTCAGGCTGTAAATTTCGGAGAGCTTGATTATTCATCTTCGGAAGAAGTAACCATAGAAGTAACTCTGCGTTACTCTAAAGTTGAATACAAGAACCTCTGCGGACCAGATCCCAAGGTTCAATGCTGCGGTTGTCCTAGCTCGCCAATGGTTTCTGCTGGTGCTGGCGCCAGGGGCACAGCCGTCAATTGATCTCAATCCAATTAGAATCATAAAGGGCCGGTGGATTCCACCGGCCCTTTTTTGTTATATCAAGACTAAATTAGGTTATATATGGCTCAAAAAATGGGTTTGGGAAAGTTTGATACTGATGTCTGCCTAATGAGAAAGTTTAGGTGGTTGTTCTTCATAGATGGGATATGTGACGATGGAACAAGCGCACTGCCTCCCGATAAAGGAGCGCGGCCTTCTCTCAACTTCAAAGAAATAGAAGTACAACATTTAAACGAGACAATCTACTTTGCAGGAAAGCCGGAATGGAAGCCTGTTCAGCTAACGCTTTTTGATCTCAAGATGAATAAAAACCCAGTTTTTGAGTGGCTTAGAAAGCAGTACGATCCTTGTGACGATAAGGGCGAATGGAAAGTTCCAGAGCCATCTGTTTGGAAAAAGACAGCAAGGCTAAAAATGTACACAGGGTGTGGTGACGTTATGGAAGAATGGGTTTTCCGAAACATCTGGCCAAACAACATAGAATGGGGCGAGCTTGACATGTCTAGTCAAGACTATGTCACTGTTGAGCTAACCTTACGCTATGATAGAGCTTGGACAACTGCTTGTTCGGGTTGATTATTCCATGTCTTTCTTGAGAAGATCTCTCATTTCTGAGAGCTTATCCTCAAGTTGCTTTGTCTTAAGTTTTAACTTTCGGCAAGCGCCACTTTTATTAAGCCGACCTTTTTTAGTGTAAACTTTCTTTTCGTCTTCTAAAAGGGCTTTGACTATTTCGCCATACCCATTTTCAATCAGTTTATTTATCAACTCTTGACGTTCAATGTAATCTATACTCATAGGGTTGTTAATATAAAGCAAGTCAAATTAGATTTCAATATCAGTTTTGATTTTGATCAAACATCTGTCGGCCGTTGTTAAAAGAAGAATTTCCTTCAAGAATCTGCATGTGGTTAAGGTATCTCTTTTTCAATTCGTTGTAGTTCCTACTGGTTCTGTACAACTGTCTAAAGTGGTTCAATATGCATGTCGTCATATAGTTAAAAGCCTTGCCTTTTCTTGAATCAAACCTGTCTATCTTATCAAAGCATATCATGACTCCTTCTTGAACCGCATCATCAGAGTCTATTAGTTGAAATTTAGCGTATCTAACTATGTTTTCAGAAAGGGTAAAAAAAGCAATCGCAAGCTTATTTTTGCAGTCCTCGTGATCAGAAGAAACCAAGGACAACTGAGTCTCTTTTTCCTTCAGCATATTTTTATTATCCAAGGACTTAACTTTTCTTATCTTTTTCCTTAGAATTGTGTCTTTTATTTCTTCCATCAAAAGAGCAAGTTTTGACTTTTCCCTCTTTGAATTCTGGAACTGATTGATCATCTTCTCAAAAATCTTGTTATTTAGATATTCATTCATGAAGAACCGCCTTTGTAAGGTACATCACTCCAATCTCTTATTCTCTCTCTAGCTTCTTCCTTGGCTTCTTCTAGCCAAACTTTTGCCGTATTGTAATAGGACGGGGAGTATAACAATCCAAGACTTATACTACGACAATGGTCTATATTATCATCTTTATTTCTTTGAAAATTCTGTTCGCTTCCTATGATCTTAGTTTTTACGTTGTTTTGCCTAAGTATCATATTTCCCAATATTTCTGTGTCGGGCCAGTTGGGCCTATCTGCGTGTGGCTCTTGATTTTTAAGGTCGTATAAAGATGCCAATCTCCTCATGCTCCATCCAAAACCTATCTTGTCTAGCGTTCTCATATGGTACATGGTTGCTGTGTGGCTTATCATACCTCTCCAATCATCATGATGCCTTGGGCTCATCTCATACCCAACAACGGGAAACTTATCTCTATCATCTCCACACATAGAAAAAAGCCACTCTATGTAATCTCTTCTTCTAAGGAATACATCAGAATGGGTTGCAAACATATACTCCGTTCTGCATAGACTCTGGGCCAAGTCCATGGCCATACAAACAGAGTCTGATGGGTGCAATGATCCATTGAGCCTAATGGTATGAACTTCTAGATCTTCCGAGTGCATAGAAAGTATTTTATTGAGATTTTCTTCTGTGCTGCCCGTGTCTATGACTATTATGTATGGTCTGATGGTTTGCAGTCTAAGTATTTCAACACACAAACTTAGATTTTCGTGCGTATCTATTACTGGTACCACTGCGGTAACATCATATTCCCATGGCTTTACCCGGCAATTACCTCTCCAAGGAGCATGGTTAACATCCAAATTTCTTAGAGGAGCAGAATTTTTAAAGTGTATCACTCATGTAATATAGCAATAACTGCTTAGAATTAAAGGAGATAGAATGCAACTACGCCACGCCACAATAAAAGTAGACGGAAGATGCTTGGATCTTCTGCTAACAGACGATGAAATTGCGATGAGCTTTGAAAGATCGCTTGTTGGCGAGAATCAAAAGTTTATCCCTCAAGATGAATGTTGTACTTGTTGGCCCGTAAACAAGCCCCCTGAATGCCCATTTTGGCAGAAAATACTAGGAATGTGCGAGAAATGTGACCAGTGAGCTGGGAGCTGCGGATAGAAGCCTTAGCCTCAATATTGAACAACCCTTCAGCAGAAAGGTCTTATGAAGAGCTGCAAAAGCAGTATCGTCTAGACGGCATGATTGAAGAAAGTGAGGCAATAGGCTTCTTAATAAGGGAAAAATTCCATGCCGACGCTTCAAATATTGATAAAAAACAATGAAAAGACAATAAGAAAAACCCTTGAATCTGTTAAGGATTTAGGATTTGATATATTGATCGGAGATTTAGGTTCAACAGATAAAACCTCCAAAATATGCTCCGAGTACGGTGCGGAAATTGTAAATGTAAAAGCAAACGAAGATTTTTCATCTATAAGAAACGGCCTCGTGCGCGATGGTCTGAATATGTATCTGCATCCTTGGGAAGTTTTATTGAAAGGTCATGAAGAAATAAGGGAGCTAAAAAAATCCACTCATTTTTTTGTCTTACAAAGTGGAATATTAACCAAAGAAATAAGATTCTGGGTAGATAAAAAGTTTGAAAATCCAATCTATGAATCTATAACGGACGAAGACGCCGAGTGCAATCCAAACATAGTGATAATTGCAGATCAAGAGCCAGATTGCAGCATAGAAAAAATAGAAATCTGCAAAGGATGGCTCAAGAAAAAACCTACATCTCCAGAGCCATATTACTACATGGCTTTTTCTTATTTGGGCGCTATGAAGGTGCAGGAATTCATGTCTTTTGCTTTGCAATATTTGGCAATGGATGAAAGGCTATCAATGTCTAGCATTATGGTTAGATACAACATGGCAAAAGTTCAGCTTTATCAAGGAAAGCTTGAAGAAGCAGCAAAAAACATTTTGACTTGCATTGCTTTTTATCCAAATTTTGCCGAATTTTGGTGCCTTCTTGGAGATATGTTCTATAAACAAGTAAAGTACGAAAAAGCAAAGCACATGTATGAAAATGCAATAATAATAGGCAAAAGAAGACTAAACACAGATAACAATCCGGTTGAAATAAACAAATACTATAGGTATCCAAAAAAAATGATTGCCAACATAGATGAAATTAGGAAAAAGACTGTTTTTATAGGAGCGAAAACAGTTTCCTAATTAGATAGATAATAGGTGCACACAAGGAGGTTGCATTGGCAAAATTCAAAATTTCAGTTCGCCACAAAGGATGCTTCCAAGAAGAAATTAGGGAAGTAGAGGCTCGGAGTCTTGTCCAAGCCAGAAAAATATGCGAAGAGATAAAAGAAGAAAATAAGAAAGTTGTAGAAAGATGCAATGATCGCAATGTCTACACAACTAGAGCTATAGAAGAATGCTCAGTAATTATTTCTAGCTGGCGCGATGAGTTCTGGGGGTGTATTGGCTTTGATGTGCAACATAAAGAGCCTATCAAACATGTCTGAACAGATGGTCTTCTAACTCTTGCATGTTCATACTCAGTCTAAATTTGCCTTTAGAAACGTCATAGCCTGACAGCTTCATGTGTGATATCCAGTCTCTTGCGCTAGCAAAATCTCCGGTCACATAAGCTCCATTTATCAATTGCTTAGTAAAATGCATTGTATCGGCTTCTACGCCATTCGGCCCCATGCTGAAGTAGACCGCAGTGGCTCCTCCCAATCTGTTTTTGATTTGAATTGTAATTACTCCATGTTGGTTTGGACGGAAGTCAGTGTTGCTTGATCCCCCAAACATTTCAGCAATTTTCTCAGCAGAACTTTTGAGCTCTAATTCCGAAGAAGGAGCCTCAGATTCTATATTTTCTTTCAGATCTACAAACTTTTGAAAACCGATCATTTTTAAGCTCCATCATGCCAGAGTAACATGGTATATATGAAAAACTGACTAAAAAATGACATCCAATTCATTGACAACTACAGTTACTTGATCTTCCCATCTGGCTACGTCCAACTGTTTTCTTCCGGGGCCAAGTTTGCTTAGTCTTTTCTCCAGTTCATCAACATGACAATTTATCACTGACCAATTGTTTTCAGCTAATCTTCTTAGCTCTTCATCTTGAGAAGGAACTTCAAGGTTTGGATAGTATTTTTGAAGTTGCTCTTTACAATCCTTAATTATTTTTCTGTACAGAGGTATGTGGCAGGAACATCCCGGGTTGTTGAGAAATTCCTCAACCTCTCTTTCCATTTCTTTTGGAAGGGTTAGTCTAAATCTTGAATCTTTCAAGGCTCTTTTAACATCAGTTAGGCTGATTTTCTTCTCGCTCTGCATTCTTCCTCTCTTCTAGAAATTCATCTTGAAAACGAAAACTTTCTTTGATCCATCTTTGGTTATCTTCTTTGATTTTTTCGCCCTCTAGCTTATTGTCCAATTCGCTTTGAGGATCTTTTATGCTTCTCGGACAAACTGCTCTGCCGCATTTTGGGCATCTAAACTTTCTGTTGCTCAAAGTATCATTTTTAAGCTCATGAAGATCAACGTCTTTTAAGTCTGTTATTTTTTTCCAATTACAGTATTGACAAAGAAGGATGTATTTACCGCTCATCTTCCTCCATGCCTATTATACTTTGTGCCTCAAGATAGTTCATATATGTGGCAGATGCGGTGGCGAGAAAACTACCGGCCATTCCACAAAAAAATACTATTTCAGGCTTGTTGCTGACGATGACATATCCACATAGAAATCCAGCCCATGTTCCAAAGCATTGATAACAAGACACCATTTTGTTTAACCAAGAAGGACATTTCTTTTCTATAAAATCCCTAACTGGCTGCATTATTGTAGCTGGGTCAACGACTATGTTTGTGAGTCCTATAACAGAAACAGAAAAAAACAACAAGGAAGAAATATCCATCACTATCTCCAAAATGTTATGTAGAGCTTATCTTCTTTTCTATAGGCACTGAGTCCTGTGTATGACTCGTCGGATTCCATCATGAAATCTTCTTCGCTTATAGAAATTTCAAGGTTCTTTACAAGATTCCTATCAATTCTATCTATAGTAACTGATTGGCCAAAGTGAAGAGATAGTGCCTTTTCGTGTGTGTTTTTTGAGATCTTTAGAAAATCAAGCAGGGCTTTTTTTCCCATGGCTCTTAAAACCGGAGATATTTTGCTCATTCTCCATTGATCTCTAAGGTGCGCCAGATCTGGCAGTTTCCTCCACACTTCGGGATCATAAAAAATTACGTCCTCAACGTTTTGAATATTTATGTTCATACACTCTATTAGAATCAACAAGGCAAAAATAAAGGAGAAGAATATGGCCGACGACGCGTTCAGACCACAAAAGAGGTCAGTATCTCAAAGCGAAATCAATGATGGGGATTCAAATGCGGCAGAGCAACTGTCAGAGATGGCCGCAATGAGGAAAAGGGTTTCTGAGAACGTGGAAGAAGAGCTTCAGAATCCCGGACTTAATCCAGAGGCTGGGGTTCAGGTGAGCGGTAACGTCCCCGAGATATTCAAGCAAGCAGTTGCTGCCAAGAGACAATCAGCACAGAAAGAAAGAACTGCCGCTCCTGAAATGCGCGTAACCGGCAGTGGAAAGCTAGAGGAGTTGATTGCTGGGATCGGAACCAAAGGAAACATGGTTTACGAGCCAATTGAACTGCCTTCTAAGGGCAAGTTCTATAATGGCGAAGATGGACCTACAAATGGAGTAATACATCTTCGTCCTATGACAGGAGAAGAAGAAGAAATATTGGCGACTCCAAGATTTGTTAAGAAGGGTCAAGCCATCAATATGATTTTCAACCGTTGCATGCGAGAAAATTATGATTCTTCAAACTTCTTGACTCAAGACAGAACATACATGTTGATCTATCTTCGCGGCATATCATACACTCCAGAGTATGACGTTGAAATAAGAGATCCAGATTCTGATCAGACTTTTGCAACAACCATAAATCTTAACGATCTCTACGTTGATCAGTGCGGTCCTGAGTTTGGCCCAGAAAACCTTACGGACACGTTACCATCAACAGGCTATAGATTCCAATATAGATTGGCCGTTGGCAAGGACGAACAGTTGATTCAAGATTATCGCGAACGTCGCGCAAAGAACTTTGACCTGAGCAGTCAGGCGGACGATACGCTTATTTATCGTACGGCTCACTTGATAGAAGAAGTTGAAGGTCTAACGGATAAGCTTGAAATTCAGATGCTCTTGAAAAAATTACCAATACAAGACGTTGCTTATTTGCGAACGGTTGTAAACGAACCTCCTTTTGGTGTAGATACGAAGGTTTCAATAACAAACCCATATACGCTTAGAGATTTTGAGGTTGAACTACCACTAGAGTCAAATTTTTTCTTCCCACGGGCAAGGCGAAAGAAAACTACGACATTGAAGACGCAAGCCTAGAACTATGGAGCAACTTGATGGAGGAGTTCTTTTTCTTTCTCTATCATTTGCGCCAAAGTAGAGAGCAATTCATGTCCTTGCCCATAAATGAAAGAAAATGGATCATTAGTAGATTCATTCAACAAAAGGACAAGGAAAATGAAGCAATGGAAGCTGCCAGAAGGAAAGCCAAGAAGTAAGAGGTAAAGATGGCCGAAAAGGAAAGAAATCAAAATCCAGTTGTAGGTGATACGCTTAACCTAAGGCTTTTTACGTACAACTCTAACCATAGGCAAAATGCCGACAGCGTTGAAAAAGTTGAAATATACCAACTAGATTCAACGTGCGCTACCGAAGACAATCCAGAAGGCAGAAGACTTGTTGCAACTATTGGGCCGGCAGACATAGAGATCGTAACAGACCCATTTGGCGGTCAGTATAAGGTGTCTGTGTACGTTGAGGATATGGTCTACCCGATTGGAAACTACATTGACGTTTGGTATGTAAACTTCAGCGCAAGTCAAGCCGGAACGGTTACGAACGAATTTCGGATAATTTCCGATTTGTGGTTCGCATCAGACATGCCAATAGTTTACGATTTCTCCTACGGATTCAGACCAAACAGAATTCGGCAAGGAGAAAGAAGGTGGATCACTGTGGAGGTGGTTCCAAATGTGCCAAACGTAAGCGATCTTCAAAGATATTACGCGAACCTTGCCATATCAAGCCCCGTGCGGATTTTCATTGAGAAGGAATGCGGCGAATGCGTACCGAAGGAAAAAGACCTTCGTATGGTCGTTGAGAACGGAGTTGTGGAGCACAGAAGAGACTCCGAAGGCTACTTTTTCTTGGACACAGAAGATCTTGGGATGGATTGCGGCATTTACAACGTCTGGTTTGAACTAGAGTTCGGGGAGGCCAAGTATATCTCAGACAACCTCCAACTGCAAGTTTACTGAAATTCTCGTAAGCTTTCTTGAGTGGTTTTTGCCGGTTTTCAGCGTATTTTGAAGCCTCCGACCTCTTTTTTTGGGAAGTCATACTTGACGATTAGGATTTTCCGCGTATACCCTCTGTAGCACGCAGAAAACGACCTCACCAACCTTGGAGTCTCTCATGACCCTCGCAAACACATCAAACGACACGACCGAAGCGATCTTCCAGCGTCTCAAAAAGCTTGGTTTTTCTGCCAATGAGGCAACGGGTATGCAGCACAGCATCCCAAAAATCAAGGGCGGGACAGTTTCGGAACGCAAGGCCATGCAGACCAATGAGGAAGAAGCTCGTCAAAACCAACTTCACTATCTGAGTGAGGCTGCGAAGAGTGGCAAGCCTTGGTTCCACAACGTGAAAGCGGACCGCCAATACAGCGAATTTGTTCTCGTTTCGCCTGAGATGGCACGAGAACTTTTGGCCGCGAACGAAAACCCCCGCAAACGGATCATGCAAGACCGCATTGACCGCTACGCCAACGATATGGGAAATGGGCGGTGGCACGACAATTCCCAGAGCATTGCCATTGACTACAACGCCAAGCTGCACAACGGCCAACACCGCATAAGTGCGTTGATCCAGTGTGGCAAGCCCCAGAGGCTCTATTTCACCTTCAATACGCTCGTCAATGCCCGCTTGGACGAGGACACCGGAGCCTCTAGGAGCGTGACTGTCCAGATTGAACAGCAGTTGCACAACAACATCGGATGCAAGCTGCCGGCGGTTTGTCGGGCGGCTATGAGAGGGGCATCTGAGACGAGGATGTCGGCTCGCTTCAGTCAGTCTGATTATCTGGAGTTTGCAAAGCAGCACGGACCCACAATTGAGTGGATTGTGAAAATCTGCCCGGGTCATCGCAGCGATGTGATTGCGGCTTTCCTGAAAGCAACTTTGTGGTACGGACCGGATCAGATGGAAGGGTTCATCCGGCGGTTTGCGGATGTTCTGTTTACCAGCAAGGACGATCCGGCCAAATTGCTGCATCAGCAAGCAAAATTCTCAAAGGGGACGACGAGGTTGAGCCTCTACAGAAAGACGCTTTCGGCTGTGCATCACTACATCCACGGCAAGACCGTCAGCAAGCTTCTTGAGCGGGACAAGGATTTGTTTGATTGGGAGGCGGGCTGGAAGGTTCCTCAGAAGGAAAGCAAGTAGTCTTTTTGTCTCATCTTTCACGCCACCCACTTGCTCACGCGAAAGGGAAACCAATGCTCTTCAACTTGAAGTTTGACAAGATTCCGATGGGACTTTCTGAAAAGAAAGTCATCAATCCCACTTTATCAATGGTGAGGTGGATTCTTGAAGAAACAAAACACGACAGAGGAAATTGGATTCTGAAGAATGCTTGGCAGACCAGAAAAAAGGGAGCCGAGAAATTCAGAGCCATTCGCATTGAGTACGTTGGTGGTGTGGCGGGCGTGAAAATCCGATGCAAGCCCGGCAGCAATGACACATGCTATGAGTACATTCTCATACCGCCGGCGGCCATTGACTGCGAAGGGGTCTACGAATCGCTCAGAAGTATCCATCCAAACACCCTGCGGCTCAACCATTCTTTCCGAGTAGGATCAAGAATGGAACCCGAAGAGCGCTCTATCCTGACTGCGGTCTATGAAAGAGCCACAAACTCGCCGCCGGCGCCTGTTCTGCCAAGGATCGGCCCTAAGCCCGTGGCTGCTCCCGAAAAGCCCGTTACGCCAAAGCCCGAGGAGTCGGAGCCTGTAACGCAGAAATCCTTGGAGTTTGCAAACAAGGATCAAGTTTCAGAAAACTTGCAAGTCTCACAACACGTTTTGGAGAATCAAGCCCAAGTGTTGGTGGCTCAGACTTTTGACAAGATCTGCAACTTGGACATAACGCCTCTTGTTGATTCGCCCGAATCGGGAGACGCTGCCATTGGCTCTGAACAGTTCATTCTTGACAGAGCTTTGGTTGCCATAAGCTTTGTTGCAGAAAATGGTTTTGCAAAAAGAACAACTATTTCAACTTCCATAGTTGAAAACTTGAACATCAAAGGCTACATCCAAAAAGGAAAAGCCTATAAAAGCAAGGAAGGCGCGATGAGAGCGCTTTGGATGGCTCTCTACAATGAGGGATATGTTGAGAGAATATTTCACGGCAAACTTTCAGAAACCTTGCTTGGCTACAAATTGACTCCGAAAGGAGTAAAGCGGATCAAGGTTCTCGCAAGTTTTCTTGACGATTCAATTGTTGCCAAAATGAACAAAAATTGGGACGGAAGCGAACCATACGAACCGTCCGAAATGTTTCAAGAAGAAGAAGATTTGGAAGCCTATTGCGAAGAAGAAGATGAAACCGAAACTTTTGTCGCAATGGCAGCAGCAACGACAGAAGCAGAACCTGCCCAACCAAAACAATTGACGCCAGAACAAATATTGAAGCTGAAGGGTCTGATCTCAGAATTTGAGCATCAGTCCGAGCAGGCCTCAGAGGTTTCAAAAATGATTTCCGAGTTAGAGACGGAGCGAGAAGATCATGCCCATACCCTTGCCGGCGTGGAGATCGCCAAGAGGGACAAGATGAAGCAAAAGGAGGATTTGGATCGGGATATTTTCCGATTAGATGGCAAAAAGAAAGAAATTGAAGAGAAGATCAACAAGAACCAAGGCGAAATGAGTGATTGGCGAGGAGAGCTTGAGGCTCACAATCGCCGAATCGCAGAGTTGAACCGAGAAGTTGAGCGATTGACAGGCATGAGCCTTGGCGGCGGAGCAACGAAAACGTAGAATTCCATCGCCGGCACCTCCAAACTCCAGAAGTCCCGAAAGGAAAAAGATGAACGTGATTGAAGAACACAAAAAAGAATATTGGGTCGCAAAAAATATGATGTGCATATCAAACAAGGGATTTAAAATAAGCCAAAAAGAAGTTGAAAACTTCATGGAGAAGTACGAAATAATAAACGAGATAACGAAGTACATGCCTCGCGGAATGAGCAGCATAGGTGCAGCCGTGGGAAAGTGCGCCATTAAATACGACCAAGAAAGAGCAATTCAGTTCTTGCAACATGCAAAAGAAGGAATTTTTGAAGGAAGAGAAGACCCGGTATATCACTTTTATATGTGGCTGAAAGGCGTTGCTGGCCCCAAGAGAAAAAAGAACGACATATCAACCTATGAAGTTGCTTTGTATGCTTGCAAAAATTATTGCCTCAAAAAGAAGATCAAAGGATTGAGAAGATCAAAGGATATTTTCCAATGGTCTGAGAACTGGAGCGTGAAATGATCTGCATGCCAGTGTGGGTTTCCAAAGAGTCCGAGGAGGGCATACACGCCCTTTTGGGGAGCGAGCCAAGAACAGACAGTCCTTTGGAATGGATTCCTAGGGCTTGTCTGGAGAGTCTCGTTTTTGCCGAAGCGCCGGCGGTAGAGGGGAAGAGATTTGCCATGGTTGTACTTAGGAAAGAACAACTCACAGATCGGCTTCAAGAAGTTCTGGGTCTGAGTTGACTATCTAGGAGAAAAAGAAGGAATCTTCTTCCTTCATAAGTTCCTCATAATTAACAGCAATCCAGCTTCCATACTTAAAAAAACAGTCAAATTCTGTCTTGGGCATATCCACCGGCCTCAAGAATGCAAGTCGGGGCTTGCGGTCTTTTTTCCAAAGGAGCATCGGCTTCCTGCCGCATCTCTCTGAGTCGTCCGTGACTTGCTTCAAGAACCCGTCAAGTTCCGCTTGGCTCCCGGAGAAGGCAGAGACGAGGTCAATGTCGTTATAGCCACCCTTGCTCTCTAAAACGAATTTAAAGTGATCTGGGCAGACTATATCACCCGAGTATATGTTCGTGGCAGTTCGGGAAAGATGAACGTTTTGGCCCCATCTATTTCCACTCCCAACGGATCTGGAGAATTTGCCGTATGAAGGATTTGTCAAAAGAACCTTTTCAAACCTTTTGTTTAGGCTTTTGACAAGGTCCAATTCAACTCTTTTGCCCTTTTTTCCAGACTTTATTTTTTTGGTTTTCTCTTTGAATATGTCTTCTATCTCTTGATCTTCTTCCATTCAATTATATAGGAGATCAAAATGCTCAAAATTACCAAGAAACTAATGACGGCTTATAAATAGGCTTGTTTTTTCTGGCCTTGGTATAAATAAAGTAATGAGAGCCATATCAATATTGACAGTTTTGGCATTAACATTATTTGCTATTGAATACAAAAAGCCTTATAGAGCGGCTCCTTATGCTGTGAGCCACAAAGAAAGGGTTGAGGATCTTGAATACCAAAAAGTTTTAGAGACCTACATGTATTTAAAAGACAGATATGAAACTCTAAAAAAGCTGCATCCTCATAATCATAAAGATCTCAAAGAGTCAGAGTTAAAATGCAAGTTGGCTCATCTGGACTTGTTGATTGCAAAAATAAAACTTGGCGTGAATCTAAATGAAGAAGGCGCTTTGAAATAAAACAGATCCTTCAATCCTAAACATGTAGAGCGTATCTGAATCAAGTTCTTCAACCAACCCTTTTACTCCAAGAGATTTAGTGGCATTCTCCCAAATATCTTGAGTAGAAACAAAGAAAAATTGTCCCAATTGATCTACAAGATCTACTTTACAAAGGGCTCTGTGTTCGTTTCTAAAAATCCATAATCTCTGTCCTTCTGATAGTTTTTCCCCTATTGCGACGGCCATGTGGGCATCTGGTATGTGGCGTATTGTTCTTATAGCACTAACTTTATTCAGAAAATCTTCAGGTTCATTCTCAAACATCTTGAGCAAAACTTCAGAATCACAATCTGATTTAAGCTGATGCTTGTGCTTAAAGGGGACGTACGTTTCATCCGGAATGCGTCCATTGTGAACCAATGCAACAGTCATGTCTTCACTAACAAATGGATGATTGTTTGAATTGTCTGAGGGAGGGCCAACGCCTTTGGAGGCTTCTCTCGCATGACAAATGAGAGTGGATGGATTGTGTTCTCTAACAGATTTCCAAATATCGCTACGGACAAAATCAGAAGAAGGTGTTGGTTCTTTGTGAAACAAAACTTGGTCAGATTCAGAAACGCCCCAGTATCCCGAAGCATCCTTGCCCCGAGATTCTATTTCGCGAAATAAGCCAGAAATTATCTCAAAAGATAAGTCTGGGTTTTTTGAAGTGCCCACATATCCAGCAATTCCACACATTATTCTTTTTCTTCTTGGTCTTCCTCTTCTTGGCCTTCTTCTTCGTTTCCAAGATCATTAACAGGCTCTTCTTGCTCGCCAGATATTTTCCCCAAATGTTTTTCGCAAGATTTTAATATGGACAAAAGATCTCCTTTTTCATCCATTGTCTTCATTATGGCCACACCGCATTTCTTCAGCACTTCTAGATTTGATTCTTCTTTCTCTGGCCAGTGGGTGTGTATGATTCTTCTTATTTGATCGGCTATGGTCTGAGCGTTTGATACTAGGTGTCTTGTGCCCATGTTCTCAGCATTGTCATTCAAGTCTTGGACAGCACTGAGTATGTCCGCAACCCTTTGTGCGAAACTACCCTTTTCCTCGTTGATTAAAAATGTTCTAAATCGCATGAAAATATGTATGTTTCTTAGGGCATATTCCAAGAAGCATTTGGCCTATTTTTAGGCTTTTTGTCTTTTTTCAACTTGGAACAAGATGCCTTGACCGCCTCCAAGCTTTTTTTAGCATATTTGCGCGTATCCGCCGCGCCCATGTAAAAAATCTCTTCCTCCGTGTGAAGATTTTCAAATGAATACGGGAGTTTGATCTCCTCTGCAATGCTGCCGTCTTCATTGTATTTCTGTTCCAGTATCTTGGGAACAGAGTAGCAAGTGAAACAAAGGCGATCATAGAACTTGTTGTCAACAAACGGCACATTCTTGTGTGCCTTGGTATACAAGTCCATTTTTTGTTCGCACAAGGGGCAGTTCATAGGTCTATTTTTTCAATTTGCCTTGAAGAGAACCAATTTGGCCCGTAGTTCACAGTCAATTGCTCGCCGGCCAGTATATCTCTCAAAGAAACAATAGCAAGAAGACCATCATGAATATTCATGGAAAATTCGCAAGAATTTTTATCACTGTGGTTGTACAACATTGTCCAACCCATTGGCATTGCTATTTTTTCACCCCAAGAAATGACATACTTCATCATTTCTCTATCTTCCAAAAAGTCTAGTACTATGACTGGAGATATTTCAACAAACTCGTTTTTCTTTATGGGTTCTTTTGTAAAGACTCCATATCCAATGCCATCTTTCCAATCTAGATAAAGGCCCTTATTAATGAAGGGCATGAAATCTTTCATATTCCAGTAGATCCAAATCCCCCAGAGCCTCTGTCGGTGTCGGACAGCTCTTCAACCACCTCAATCAAATCAAAATTGTAATGTTTCTCTATTATCAACTGAGCTATCCTATCTCCGGGATTGACAAAAAAACTGTTGCTTTTATCTGAGTTGTAGAGAACAACTTTAATTTCGCCTCTATAGCTGGAGTCCACCACCCCAGCAAGAACATCTATTCCATTTTTAACAGCAAGGCCAGATCTTGGAGCTATTCTTGCATAATAGCCTTCTGGGATCTCCATCCTAATCCCAGTGGATATGGCTTTTCTTTCAAGAGGCTGTATGATGCACTGCTCTATTGAGTAAATATCAGCGCCGGCATCCGTTGGATTAGCTCGGCTTGGCACTTTTGCAGAATCGGACAATTTGTTGAACTTTACGATCATGAAATTTTCTCTTCTATTCCTTTGTCTCTTTTCAAGTTAACGGCAATTGCAGTTGTGCTTCCATCAGGCTTTTTGTCGTTTACAAGTATTCTTACTCCCGAAGGCAGATCGCATAGTATCACGTCATACTTTAGACCATGAGCGTCCATAAACATAGCTATTCTTTCTTTGTGCTCATCGCCATTTCTTGCAGTGGTTATTATGACAAAATCATTATCTTTAATGGAAGTAGAAAAGAATTCCTTTGTGGCCGGAAGTATGTAGTCTCTATCGGAATAGTGACTCCTGTGTTCAACCAAAGTTCCATCAAAGTCTAAAAACCAAGTTTTTCTTGAATCCAGCATTTCAAGCCTCGCACGAAGCACAAGTTGACAAACTTCTTGCTAGCTCTTGTGCTGGATTCGCAGATCTCTGATAGTAGAAGGTCTTAACCCCTAGTTCCCATCCCTCTATAAGAAGATTGTTGACCTCTTTGGGAGATGCAGATGGGGGGATCATAAGATTGAGCGACTGAGATTGGTCTATGTACTTTTGTCTCTGGGCAGCTTGGATTACTATTTCTTTCTGAGATATCTCCCCGAAAGTTTTGAATACATCCTTTTCTTCTTTTGAAAGGAAGTCCAAGTGCTGTACTGAGCCGCCTTTTACAAGTATGCTCTTCCACACCTCATCAGTGTTCTTTTCGTACTTCTTGAGAACTTCCTTAAGATAAGGGTTCTTGTATGTAAACTTTCCTTTGGCAAGATTTTTCACAAAGTAATTTGAATTCAAAGGCTCTATACTTGCGCTTACTTGGCCAAGAATAAAACTACTTGATGTTGTTGGAGCGACAGCAAGAGTAGTGACGTTTCTTCTGCCGTAGCCCTTGAGAAGCTCGGGCTCTCCATATTCCTTGGCCATATCTTCCGTAGTCTTGTCTGCTCTTTCCTTGATGGTCTTCCATATTTCGGAATTGAGAAGCTTTGCTTTCATGCTTTCAAAAGGAATCATTTTGCTCTGGAGATAAGAGTGCCAACCCAATACTCCCATCCCTAGTGCACGTTGAGATTTAGCAAAGTTTCTCGCCGCTTCAAGATACTTCACATTCTCTGTTTTCTGTATGAATTCTTCACAAACAGCATCAAGGAAATAGGTCATCGTCTCTACGGCGTCTGTTTCTTTCATCTCATCCCAGTGCAGGAGATTTAGACTAGAGAGGACGCAGACAAATGAATTTTCTTCGTCTGAATAAAGCTGTATTTCAGAACAATTGCCTGTCAGAACGCCATTGAACACAGCTTTGTGCTCAAATGGCTCATTGACACAATACGTATCATGAAGGCCTTCTATTTCTTTTTTGCTTATTACTTCACATACGAATCTTCTGCCCCTCGGGTCGTCGTACGAAAGAAGTCTAGCTCCTTCTTCAAGCTCTGAGGTTCTTACTTCTTTTCCGTCTTTGAGATAAAACTTGTGATACTCTGTAACATCCAAATCAACCCAAGCCAAATGTTCTGTGTCGTAGTCATCATATTCTCTTTTGATGACTCTGACTCTCGTTAGCTTTTGGTCGCTTCCAGTCTTGACTATTCTTGTTTTTGACCAGAACTTTCCATTCCAAATTTCAACATCTTTTCCGTCGTTTTCTTCTACTACAACTTCGCCATTCTTAGTTAGTATTTTAGTCCAAGGAGCAACACAAAGATTACTTGCTTTAATCTTGAGCTTTTTGTCCTTGTAGACTTGAGGAGCATTTTTGTTTGCTGTGTCTACAAACATGATGTAAGGATAGCCGGTTTCAAATCTTTTCTGGATGACTTTAGCCCAGACTTTTCTTTTTTCTTTGTCGCCTTCAACCAAATCCTTCATGAACTTATCGGTAACAGTAACGCCGATGCTCATGTTCTGAATCGGGTGTCCTTCGCTTCTTATCTGAAGAAACTCTTCTATGTCCGAGTGCTCAATTGGCATGTAGGCAGCAAAGGATCCTCTTCTTGCGCTTCCTTGTGATATTACTTCAGATACCTTGTCAAATATCTCCATGAAGTGAACAGCGCCGCTAGATTCTCCACCGACACTAATCTTAGTTCCTCTTGGCCGAAGCGATCCAAAGTATCCCGAAGTTCCTCCTCCCATCTTGCTCATAATTCCCACTTCGGCCGACTTGGTGAGAATAGCCTCCATTTTGTCTTCTATGTAACTGCCAAAGCAGCTTACTGGGAGGCCTCTCTTGTTTCCAAAGTTGCACCAGACCGGCGTAGCAAGAGAGTACCACCCCTTGCTCATATAACTTTCAAACTTATCGGCGAACCCTTTTTTCTTGAGGATTTTTTCTGCGTTCTCTGCAATTTGCCTTACCCTCTGCTCCGGTGTGGTGCCGGGCTCAATATAACCGCGCTCAAGGAAAAGGCGACTATGCGAGTTAAGCCAATAGTACTCTTTGTTGCTCATTTTTTCTTCTTTCAGGTGGATTTTTCTAATAGAGTATGAAGGCCTAAAACAAATCTTCTGCTGCAAAACTCTTGGATTTTTTGGAATATTCTACAGGCCGAGAATGGAAAAAATCCGATTGGTTGTTTCCGAGGACTTGTTCTTCAAACCAAACCGTCTTTGAAAGAAGTTCGGCATCTACCTCAAATATCTCTTTAAATCCGATCTGCTTCAAAGAATTGTTCATTCTGTCTTTGACGAACTCTTTAAGAAGAGGAGAGTTAAGCTTGTCGGCTTCGTATCCATTAACTATCCATTCAATTATCTGCATCTCGTACTTGAGCGCCTCTGCTGCCTCGTGACTAATTTTTTCTTTGAGCTCATCGTCAAAAAGTTCAGGGTGCTCTTTTCTGATAACGTTGATAAGTTTCATGCCGATCATAGCATGAAGATTTTCCTCCCTACTTGTATACTCAACTTGCTTATTTGTGTCCTTGAGCAAGTTCTTGTATCTTCCAAACCAACTGATTGTATAGAATTGAGAAAACAAGGCAATGTTTTCCACAAAAAGAGTAAACAATATCAGCGAATAAATGAATTGCTTCTTGTTATCTGCGTGGAATTTATGAAGATGTTTTCTGAGATAGTTAACACGTCCCTTGATAATGTCAAGTTTGAGAATTTCTTCAAAAGCGTCATCTATGCCAAGAGATTCCAAAAGTCTTTCGTAGGCATCTCCATGGATTACCTCTGTGTTGGCCATAACGTAGCCCATATCGTTTATAGATGGATGAGGAAGATTGTCTCCAAGCTTCGCCCAAAACTTCTTGACAGATATTTCAAGCTGGCCGATGGTGGCCAGAGCACGCATTATTATTTCTTTCTCTTGCTTAGAAAGAGAAACTCTGAAGTCTTGAACGTCACTTTGGAAACTGAATTCCTTGTCTGTCCAAAATCCATTGTGCATGGCCTCAATGAAATCTTGTGTCCATGGATAGTGATCGGGCTTCCTGCTTATCTGTTCTTCAAAGATCATGTTTTCTCCTTTTTGATGTGAAGTTATGTAAGGCTAATAAATTATTTTTTCAAGGTCGTGAAACCTTTTCTTTTTTCCAACACTATTAACTCACATCCTTCAAGCATGTCCAGAAGATTTTGATCGTGCGTCGTGATGAAAACTTGCCTGTCTTTCGCAAGTTCAAGAATCATATTGTATACACCAACCACCCCTATTTGGTCAATATTGGTTGTGACCTCATCAAGAAAAACTAGATTTGGACACATTCCGGAGCTGAGCATCATCACATGAGCAAACGCTTGGCTCACTGCAAGATTGAGTCTTCTTCTTTCTCCTCCACTCATGGCATAGTAGACAAAAGGATCGCCATCAGAAGGGTTGCGCTCAATTTTTTCTTCCAATTCGCTATCAAATTCCAAACGAATTTTTCCATCTATAAGAAACTGAAGCCAGTATGCGATTCTAGAATTTAGTGCCGGTATGATACCTTCTATAACGAACTTTCTTATGCCCGAGTCCCCAAACGCTGTTGACCAAAACTCATAGTAGGGAAGATGCTTTTCAAGATTATCTAATTCCTTGTTTTTGGAATCAAAACCAAGGGTCTTGGACTCTATCTCTTCCGACAAAGAGTCTATGATTGATTTGAAGGGGGTGTCGCCAGCTAGTTCTGTTTTCTTTGAAGCTATCTGTTCGTCAAGGCCCTCTATTTGCTTCTCTATTAGCTGATTTTTGATGTCCTTGCTCTGCGGCTTGTTTATTTTGTTGAGTTCGGCCAACTCTTTTCTTTTTTCAGAAAGTTCTTTGGAGACTTTGGCCAGACTCTCTTTGGCATTGGAGATGCCCTCTAATATCTTTTTTGATGTCAAACCAAAAGATTCAAGCTTTTCAGAAAGCCCAGAAATTTTTGACTCGTTATCTTCAACCTCTTCTTTTATGGAGGAAATTTTCTTAACGACTTGCTCCGTGTACTTTTTGTAGTTTTCTTTTGACACGGTGCCCAAGCAAAACTTGCAAGTTGCTCCTTCATTGTTCTCAAGACGCTCAATCTCTTTCTTGTTTTCAAGTATATGAGAGTTGAGTTTTTTCTGCTCGGATTGCAAATTATTAATTTGAATCTGCACATCGTTTTGCTTCTGTCTAGCGGTTGCATGCTTTTCTTGTGCGGCTTCAAGCATCTCTTGAATTTTTGTTTGCTTAGATTCCATATTGGGGATTTCAGAATTAAGCTCCCCTATTTTCACTTGTGCTTCTTGGTATTTTGAAAGCTCACTGCCCTCAGATGTTGATTCTAGAATCTTTTTCAGAGACTTAATCTTTGACATCAAATCTTCTATCTCTGAATTTCTCTGTTTGACCCAAGTTGATTCCTGTTCTTTTGCGGCACGAATTCTGCCCTTTGATTGCTCAAGCTGCTGTCTTATGTTTTCATATTCAACTTGAGCTATTCTTATAGCCTCTTTTTTCTCTTTCTTGAGTTCTTTGGCATTCTCAGCAAATGTCTTGTACTTCTCAAGAGAAAGAAGATTCTAAACTATATCTCTCTTGTTTGCGGCATCACACTCAAGAAAACTGCCTGCGTTGTTGTCGGTAAAAACAACAACGTTGACAAACGTTTCGTAATTGAGACCAAGCTTTTCTTCTATAAGTTTTTGAGTTGCTGGTTGTCCGCCTAGTGTTATTTCTGTGCTGTCGTCCCACACGCCGTCCTTGCTCTCCCAAAGTCTTAGCCCATCAGGCTTTCTAGTTCTTACAACTCTAAAATCGCCCCATCGCACTTCAGTTTTAAGACCTTTTGCGATTTGGTTGTTGATCACATCCTTGTGGTTAAGTTTCTTTGGGTGTTTTATTGTTTTGCCGAACAACGTATAGACTATGATCTCTGGGATGGAGCTTTTTCCAACGCCATTGCTTGCGGCCTTAGACTCTTCAGAAACATCAAAATTGAGGCCTTTGACAAGAACAACATTGGAATAATCAGATAGCCTAAGCTCAAAAGCTTCTTGCCCGAAGCAAAGAAAATTTTGAGCATATACGTATTTGATGTCTAGACTTTTCATTGTTTTACCTCATCTGGGCGGCATATTGCTGAGCCGATCTTAATCAAAAGTTCCTTATCAAGACCATCAAGCCTAGCCTGTTCAACATAGCGCTCAAGCATTTCTTCTTCTTTGTAAAGGATTGCTTTTGCGTCTTTGATGCGATGATCATCAAACTTCTGTATTTGTTTTATTTCTAGCGAAGAAACCTTTGAACTTTCAACAAGTCTCTGTCGCACTTCTGGCAACTGTCGGCTGGCGATGTCCTCTACTTCAAGTCTCACGAAGTTTCCTTCAAGAGAATGCTCTTCAAGCTCGTCTTCCTTGAGTATCAAATGACGAGGGCTGAATTTATTCTCAATGTACTCTGACTCTTGGGCGTATGTGTCAAAGATGAGAATGTGCTTGTTCTGGAATGCTTCGCCAAAGCTAAGTTGAAGAGGAGATCCTACGTATTCAACTTTTTCATTCAACTTCTGCTCGGCATGGTAATGGCCCAGAAACACCTTGTCCCAATTTTTGAATATTTCTGGACCGACACGGATCATGTCTCCATCATGCTCTATGGTGACCTCTGATACCGTGTTGTACTTTACGTTCCAAGCGGCACCGTCAACCGATATGTGACCTCCAAGTACCTTCTTCTGGTCCTTGGGTGACTTTTCTTTCCATTCCTTCTCTATAATTTTCAAATCTTCTATCGGATTGTGAGTATAAGGCAAAAATCCAAAAAAGAAGTCCTCAGTTCCGTCCGATATTTCTTCCACGCAAGGCTTGTTGATAATGCGAATGCCGGGCAAGTTCCTTAGTGGATTGACACTTGACACATCATGTTTTTCATAATGCCAAAGGTCATGATTGCCCAAAAGCAGATTGAGATTGAGATCGTTATTGCAGAGGTATTTCTCAAGAGTCTCAAAGGTCTTTTGATACGTCAAAACATCTATCTTTTGTCGGTCATGAAACAAATCGCCCAAAAATATAATGTTCTTGATTTTCTTTTCAACGGCTGTTTTGAGAATCCAATCCAAGACCTCAATGCAATGATTGAGTCTTTCCGTTGACTTCTTGTGCGGATGGATATGCAAATCGCTGAATATCAGTATTTTCATTCATATATCATAGCCCAAGACCAAAGTCTTGTCTAGATTTCATGAGAAAACTACTTGCGCTTCTTCAAAGACTTCTCCAAAGCGCTCCAAACGTCTTTTGGTTTTATCTTTTGAATGCTTACCGGAGGGGCTCCTTGTGACGGATCGCCGGGCATGCCGCCACCCGGAGGGCCTCCCAAACTCATTGAAGGAGGGCCTCCCAAGCCCATTGGAGGTCCGCCGCCACCCAATGGAGGTCCGCCGCCACCGATTGGAGGTCCGCTGCCTGGGGGTCCGCTTGGGCCTCCTGGGGGAGGCGAAGATGGCGGTGCGCCAGCCGGTGGTGGGGGAGACGCCTCTGTGAGATATTGGTGAAACGTGATCATCAAATTTATATAGACACTGAATAGATAATTGTAGCAAGGAGGTGCAACTTGGAGGATATGGACGCAAAAGATTTGATTATTCTATTGGTGACTATTTTTCTACCCCCATTGGGAGTGGCTCTCAAGATTGGATTTGGGTTTCAATTCTGGGTTAATTTGTTGTTGACATTGTGCGGACACGTACCCGGAATAGTGCATGGAATCTATGTGGTTCTCAAGAACCCCTAGAAATTTATTTGTGGGATTCTGGTTTTGATCAGATTCCAATTTTTTTGCACCCATGCCTTGAATTTATCTTCAATCTCTTTTAGGCCAGTTTCATCTGTTTTTCCGGTCTTTCGGTATTCAAGGTCATGGGTGCATTCATGAACTATAGTGCTGGCGATCTCTATGATTGCTTCTTTAGAATCGCCAAACTTTGAAACTATGTTGTGAACATTAATGTGTATAACGTCTGATGGGACGAGGTTGTTGACATTCACATTGGGAGCATATTGGCCGACCACAGTCTTTTGTAGGGCTTGGGGATTGTTTGCGTTTTGATTATAGGTTTCTTGGCCAAACTTGAACCTTGTCTTGTTTGCAATTGAATGTCCTATAACATCCTTGTTTTCTTTAGAGTTATACAAGCCAAATAATCCAGCTTGACTAAGCTCTGCTATTGTGCTGATGTTCGTGAGAAGGTTCTGCCCGGTGCTTGAATCATATAGTTGCACAAGTTTTATGGCATACTTGGCCTTATCATAGAGATGATCTATTTTACTCTCTACGTTTTCAGTGCCTACTGTATTGTTCAGCCACTCCCTAAATTCTCCCATAAAGTCTATATATGCTTGAGGTACAAAATGGAAATTATTACTGGCTTTTGGTGGATTTGGCTTGTTTTGTTCTTGGCTTCCGGAGCTTATATTTTGAGAGCAAGAACTGCCGCTCAGAATGAGGTGAAGGCGCAGTTTGTAGTTACGGGGTGCGTTCTAGTTGTTTTTTATTGTGTTTGCTTCCTGTCGGGGATTTGCACAATACTGAACTTTTTGTGGAAGTGGATTTTTTAAGGAGTTAATCAATGCCCATATTAAGTGCAGAGTTTTATTTGCGATCAAAAACAAAACCAACAAGACAATACATAGAAACTGGCGCTTATCTTGGCGACGGAATAAGAGGAGTTCTTGGTCACTATGAAACTATACATTCAATAGAGCTTTCTGAAAAATGGTTCAATCATAATGTAGAGCAATTCAAAAACAACAAAGAAGTGAAAGTCCACCATGGAGATTCTAAAAAGATTTTGCCTGAGCTGTTGGCAAACATACATGAGCCTGTCACTATTTTTCTTGATGCTCACTACTCCGGGTCATTTACAGAATTTGGAGAGGAAGAAACGCCACTTTTGAAGGAGCTTGAACTTCTGAAGGAAAGAAAATATAACGACATAATAATAATTGATGATTGTAGATTGTTGGGCAAAAAATGAACTTGTGGAGTAAACAATCATCCTATTTATCCAACAATGCAATATGATTGGAC